GCTGCGGTCTTACCAGCCTCTTTAAATTTACCTTGAAATAGTAATCCAATGGCTTTACTTAGTTGAGGTATTAACTCGAGTAGGCCTTCGAATCTGTTTATGATGTTCTCTTTTAACAGAGAAACAAAATCCATGATAGCCTGCTTAGGATTAGTAAAGGCTGCAAATATCTTTTCACCTAATGCCTGGAAGAACTCACTGATTTTATTAGTAATTACGCCAATAGCTTCCATCGCTATAGCTAACTTACGTGAGCCCTCTTCAGACGATCTAAAGTATTCTACTAATGAAGCAATCAGGGTAAGTAATAAGCCTAAGCCAGTAGCCTTGATTGCGCCACCGAGACCTTTAAATCCTGCAGTTGCACCCTTAATCGTATCTTTGAATTCTGAGAATGCTTTCTTACCTTTTGCAAGTATACTATTCTCTTGAGCTACTTTCTTGGTTTCTTTACCAAGGTTAGCCATCTCTTTCTGTAGTTCTTCTACAGATTTGACTTCTTTCTCTATACCATCAATGGTAAACGTTATTTTAACTTCTTCTTGTGCCATCTACTTAGAAATATAATTATACATGTTATTGAATTATGGTATTGGATCTCCTGGACCGATAGTACTACAGTCACCATCAGTTATACAAAGACTTTGATTATCGTTATATGAACCATTACCGTATGTTCTAGTTACTGAATTAATTACCGCACATACTACAGTCACCACGTATGGAGATACCGTTGTAGTTCTAAATATACCGCTTGAATCTTGATACTCAAACGTACTACCTTGTACAAACGTACCACCAGATAATGTATGACAACTAGTTCTAAAGATAAGTTCTCTACAATCAAATGCATTAGTACATGTTGTCTGTCTATCTGTTATTGAATCCCAACTACCACTAACCTCTTGGAAGTTTCTACCACAGAAGTTATAGATTCTAAGTGGTAATAGAGAAGCGGTATAACTACTGCTACCTAATTGATAACTAATTTCTACGCCTGATGCACCTGTTACAATTCTATGACATGTGTCTACTGTAATACCTTGACAACTTGCACAATCTTCATAGGCTAAACTAGTATCTATATTACCTTCTGAGAATCCAGATTGGTTTTGTGAAATTATACTTATACACTTACCGGCAAACGTACCATCTAAGACTTTTACAATTGTACCTTGAGTTAATCCTGTAGGTGATGTAAAGTATCTAGGGCTTGTAGAGCCATCACAGAAGAATGCATAGTAAATGTAATTACCACTGTTTGCACATAGAGCACAAGACTTATGTAGTTGTGTTGCTGTATCTGTTGGTGTTGCTACGTCATCTCCTACTACTTCCCAACATCCAGGTGTACTTTGTAGGCTTACAATATTACCAGGATTTAGAGTATAAGGCGATCTACTAATAAACTTAACGGCTTGAGTATCACAACTCTGTACCTCATAAGAATTAGGAGTTACTGGTGTACAACTTGCACAATCAGGGAAATCTTGTACAATTGTGTATTGTGGTTGATCTTGTGTTGTACCCATAATTGCATAACAACCATTTCTATTATCTAGAGCTACTGTATCGCCAACACTATATTGTAGTGATGATTCTACTGCATAGGTTGCAACAGATAATTGACTACAGTTATTTAAGTGTTCTCTAACTTCATATACGTAAGTTACTACTGAACAACTAACAGAAGCTGTATAAGTTTCAGACTGACATCCAGCTGAATCTGTAATATAGTACATGTAATCGCCAGGACATAAGCCAGTAGGATTAAGTCCACTAACATTAGGGTCTTGCCATGTAATTGTATAACCACTACCACTACCTCCACTCGGTACTACTAAGATTTGACCATTACAAGGTGCAGAACAATCTGTAGCGTCTGTTTCTGTATGATTGGCTATTACTGGTGTTGCACTTGAAGCATTGACTGTATAAGTTGCCTGTGCAGTTCTACCAAAACTATCTGTTACTATAATAGTATCTGAACCTAGGGGTACGTTATCGATTGTAAAGATATACGGTGCATTACCTACTGGTGAATTGTATTGACCTGTTTGGAATGCAGGATCTCCTAATTGCCAGTTAAATGGCGGTGTCCCGTCTGTAGTTACCTGTATTGAACCACTATCACCAGCACATTGACCATCACTTTCTACAATAGAGAAGCCTGTAAGTGGCTCTGGTCTCCATACGGGTCTCTGATCTTTTAGTGTAATTAGTTGTACCTTGACCGCTGTACGTTCACCTATTTGTGCATCTATCACTTTCTCAGGTCTATAGTACTTACCATCAATAAAGATAACATCATCAAATGTAAAGTCTTGTAAGTCTACGTTGTTAAGCGTAAAGTAGGCTGTGACCCTTCTACTAAACTTGTTGTATAAGCTAGAAATGTAACGAGCCCAGAATATCTCGAATAGAGTATTAGGTATTTCGTTATACGTTGCGCTAGGCGCAGGGTCCATGTAATATCTTGTATCGTTAGCAAAGTTAAGATTAAGTGTATTAACAGGAGGTGGTCCAACTACATTCTGAATTGGCCAATACTCATAAGGTGAAACTAATGGGTATGTAACCATTGCTAACTGTGTAGTACCACTAGTTTTAAAATACCATGTAGTACCACCAGTAGTTACCATACCATTATAGAATAAGAATCTAGTCTTAGGCTTAATAGGTAATCTTTCATTATCATCTACCTCAAAGATTTGTGGTATAATAAAGTCTGGGTTAGTATGTGCTGAACTACCCTGTGTATCTACAATCTGCTCAATAGGTGTAGGTGCAATCCCTAACACTTCTACTTCTCTCTTACCTTTTAGTAGTTCATTCTGTGAATCAAACCTTAACCAACCGTAAGCGTGTTTGTTATTATCTTGGTGGAACTTATTAATATAGTCTTCATCCTCTTGTTTTGTGTATTCTATAATAGCCGATTGCGTATTAAATAGAGGTTCACTCAAGAAGTCTTTCTCTCTGATTAGTTTGTCTGACCAGTCATATACATCACCCGAGCCTATAAAGTCTTTCCACGGTTCTATAATAAAGTGGTTAGGTCTACTTGCTGAAGGTTGCATTACTAATCTAAACATAGTAATAATATCCTTAATAAAGTCTATTTGTTGGTAATCACAATCTAAGTCTCTTGCTGGTGAGTAATTACCTGGTGCAGCGGTACATTGCCAGTATGCTTGATCTACTGAACTAACATCATAAGAGTATGCAGCTGTAACAAAGATCTGAATAATATCACCCGCTTGTATTTGATAACCACCATTCTGTGAACTATAACTAGAGCTTGACCAGTTACCATTTGATGCAAAGTTACCCGTATCTAGGGTCTGTAATATGTTACCACCTGGTGCATCAACAACACAGAGTTGTACAGCAGCATCTACAGCGGTATACCCATAATCACTATTCTCTATTTGTGCATCTACTTGCGCGCCATATTCAAAGGCATAAAAGGCACCACCTAATGAGGCATTACCAGGAGCTTCAAAGTAAGAACCACCATTACTAGAACCAACATCTGGTATATTGACATAATAGTTAGGTGCTGCAACTACTTGATTACTACAGTATAAGTAAGATTGAACATCGTTATTACCATTAGGCTGCTCAAAGTATTCAAAGGTCTGTGATGAGGCTGTACCGAAAGGCCCTGCACCTACATCTTGTTCTACGCCAATATTAATATTCTCTTCATTACCAAAGGCACTCACATACATGTGTAAGAACTGCTCAGAGTCTAAGAAGTTAGATTCGTATGTATAACCACTATCTTGGAAAATCTGATCCCATAGTCTTTTAGCTCTAACCATAGGTTTAAACCTTGAAGCTGGTAAGGCATGAGATGAGTGTGTGAATGATTGCTCTTGTGAACCGTTACTACCAATTGAGATAGTAGGTGAGTTAAGGTTACCATTTATATAGTTATTACCGTGATCAATTAGTGGGAATAACAAGTCACCGTCTGCATAACCCGATGTCGGTGTTTGACCACCTGATACTGATGGGAATGCATCCCAAGAGTCTTGTACTTCTTGTGCGCCTATACCTGCAGTAAAGGCTGCGGCATTAGTATAATTAACTGGTAGGTCATCCCATGAGAAATTAGTAAACTGTAACTGACATAGGGTAGCCTCACCAATAGCACTAGAGAAGTCTCTGGTCTCACCTAAGAATAGTAACTCATAGTCTATCTTGTCTAAGTCTCCGTTGTTGTAGATCTTCTGTAAGCGCACATGGCCTATCTTAAACTCTGCACCATCTACTAAGATTTGTGCAGGCTTCTTAATAGTAATATCAAAGTCTATACCATCCAACTCCCAAGCATTCTCAAAGAACTCATTGTTGTGACCTGTTGCAGGTACTCTAAAGGTTCTACTAAATACTGATGTTGCATCCGCACTTGTTATGTCCTCAATACTTAGTGTAAGTTTGATTGGTTGTGTTTCATAAAGGTCTAGGAAAATAGCCTGATCGTCGTTAGCACCTTCAAATGGATATACTTTTAATTGTACCATATTATCCTCTCATTGATTTAATATTCGAAGCTAATTTAAAGCTTACCGTGTATTGGAATAGTCTGTCTTTTCTGTATGTCTTCTCAGTATATGCAGTATTAGTAATTACTACAGGTACCCATTGGTTTGCATACGGGCCTGTTGAGAAGCGTACTTTAACTTCACCTGATTGATATAAGTGTTTGAGTAACTCTGCCTCTGCATCATTCATATAGCCACTCTGTACCTCGAACATATTCTCTATCTTCTGGCTGTATGTAGTTAGACCCCTGTCTTGTAAGTCTACTGAGTAATTAGCACTGTTGTAATCTGCTGTACCTTTCAAGAAGTTGTTGTTCTTGGTTCTAGTCTTATGGTTTACCCGTTTAGTAAATGTAAAGTAGTCTCTGTAACCATACGAGTTTTGCCATGCAAACTGTACATGTGGGTAATCATTACAAGGCTCATCATTGATGATATACTTCTGTGCTTTCCAAGCAGCTGCAGTCATTACATCTATTTGTGATTGTGCATCGTCTGAGCAACCGTATACTGCAGGTATAATATAATAATATGCAGTAGCTGCGTTTAGTGGCACCATTAAGTTCTTAGGTCCACTTGCAATAGTTAGAGTCTGAAAGTCACCCGAGATTAGTGTACCTTGACCTAGCGCTATGTTAGGTCCTCCACCATTAGCCTGTACATTAACGATAACGTTAGTCTGTATTGCACTTGATGAGGTTGCACTGTATTGTAAGATATAGAAGGCTTCGATACCTTGCACTGCTGTATTAGGTGCTGCGGTAGAGCTTCTCTCAACCTTTTGGTAGAATGTCTTAGTACACTCGTCATCTCTATAGACATTGTGTACATCGATACCACCTGGTGAACTGTAGATACCAATAGTCTTTCCAGGTAATTCATCTGCAATTGTAAACTCATTATCACTTAGAGGCTTTGCAGATCTATCAATTACTGAACAGGGTAGTGTACCGTCATCCCCACTAATCTTAGGTTGATAAGGGTTAGTGTCAAATGGTATTTGGAAATATTGTTTAGAGCCTGCAATGACTGTAAAGATCTCAGGGTATGTAGTAAAGGCACTAACAACACCACCTGCTTCAGTAGCATAGGCTATCTGATATTCTAATAGAGTTGCGCCTGCTAAAGAGATTCTATTATTTTGTGGTATACCTGCTACGAACTGTGAGTCTACTTGATTATTCTGTGGCCCTACATAAGACTGTAAGATGTTTTGCATATCAAAGATTGCACGACCTATTCTATTAGGTGTCTGTCTAATATCTGCTACAGGGTCTGTTTGACCTACTATGTATATTCTTAGTGCATACTTGTCTGCATTGGCTATAGTGTCAATCCCACTCAATGTAAGTGGATTGGCGCCATAAGCCATATCAAAGACTGTACTTGGTGTTTGTATTACTGTTACTGCCATGATTAAAATTCTCTTGTTAAGGCCTGTGTCACTCCATCTGCTACTACGCCTGCTATTGCATCGACGTTAAAGAAGGATTGTGGCTTTAGGCCCATTTTATATATTTGTTTTCGTGCACCGAAGGGTAGCTGACCTCCGATCATTTCATAGTTACCTGAGAAGCCGAAGCGTCTACCCGCGGTAGGTTGTGGTACGCCAAATCTGGGTACCTCACTAGCTGGTGCGTTCTGCATCCCGTCTACACCATAGTTCTGAAAGATACCATAGTATAACATTTCTACAGACAGTGTGTCATCTTGGATCACTGCCTTAATAGAGTTACGTAGCGCTCCTGTATCTATTGGCGCTCCTTGCTTAACCTCATCTACTATACGGCCTCCTATCTGTGTAAGGATAGGTGACAGGTTTGACATAGTCTCACCAAAGTCTTGTAGTGCATTCTCGAATTCGTCTACTGTCATATCGCTCTAAATGTTATTTCACCACTAATACCTTTAAAGAAGAAGTTTAACCCTGAAATCCATTGGTTGTTTTGTGCGAATGTAATTCCACCTTCGGCATTATATGTGTTTGTATATTGATTAATAGGTATTACAAATGGTGCTGTACTAGATACTGTAAATTGATCGCCCGCTAGAGGACCTTGAGGTACCGATGGCGGT